TGGGAATTTTATTGAGCTGAATCGCTCAGAAATTTTTACAATGAAACGAAGTTTTACTTAGATTTTTTTCTCTCGTACCAATCACATGTCATTTTTAATTTAAATCCTGGCATAAAATCCCTATAAACAGCACCAATCGCATTATAAACTAATGGCTTATTGCATTTAGGACACATTAAAACAGGTCTAAATTCATTATCTATAACTGGAAAATAGCTTTCTATTTTAAATCCACAGTCACATTTTGATTCATTCTTAAAATATTCATATTTTAAAATACCATTTTCGATTATCGTTGATTCTGTTCTACTTATGCCATTTTTATAAGTAAGAGCATAAAATTCAATATCTTTATCATCATATGGTTTGTCATGTTTATACAAATAATAATGGGTTAGCTCATGAGATAAAATATCTGCAATAATATAGATATTTTGTTGAATCAAATGTTTGGATACCTCTATATATGGATCGTCATCTGACACAAACCATGCATGTGTTCTTTTTAGACGATTATTTACTTCAATTGGTATGTCTAAATCTTCTTCAAAATATCCTTTATATAAATATCTCCCAAAGATATTTAATTCTTTTTTATCCATAATTTCCTCTTTTCTAAATCTTCCTAAGAAATCGAACTTTACTGTTATTTATCTACAACAACTATCTCTTTGCCACAATAAGGACAATATTTTAAATTTGCCATATTTTCATGTATCCTCCAATATGGATCATCAGCATCGTCATGTTCTTTCGGGCAAATCGTTCTATAATCGTATTTTATCCATTTACAAGTTTGTATTTCCTCGTATCTTCGAAGTACAACATTTCCTCTATCAATAAATATTTCCATTGGCTCACCAGTTGCATCCGTTTTCCCAAACACCTGCCTTCTAATTTCCTTTGGAATTACTATTCTACCTAAATCATCAACTCTACGAATTATTCCTGTTATCTTCATCTTTTCACCTCACAATCCAAATAAAGAGAATTTTCAAGTTCAATCACGATTGTCTTCTCTTTCATAATTGTAAATACCAACTACTTTTGCTATTTCTATGCAGCACTCATAATCATCTAAATCAGGTGATTGCAATAGCTCAATAATCTTATTTATTTTATCTTCATTATTCATAAAATCACCTCGAAATCCAAAGAAAGGATTCTATTGTCTATCTTTATTTTTTACAATTTTTACCTTACGCATTTTATGAAAATCGCAACTTTTGGTATCCTTATTAAAATATATACAAAATTTGCCATCCTCACATCCGCAATCACATTCCATTTCTGTATAAATTCTCATCTTAGTTTCCTTCCTATTAATACGGTTGACCGAATATACCTAACTTGATGGACAGTATGGGATTCGAACCCATCCACCGTAAGCACCAATGCACCGCCCAATCAAATCCAGGTATATTCAGCATTATATATTACAACCTTGCCAAAAATTGAAAAATCAGCACTATGCACTTACATCCCTCTGCATGAATTTATCAAAATCACGTTTCAGATAAAGATAGTTTGTTTTCTGAGATTGGCTAAAATTGCTTGTTTTATAATTTTTAATCCAACTTTCAAAGTCCTGATCCTGTTCTTTCTGACAAGCATATGCCATAAGAGCAATTAATGCCATTTTACAAAACTTGTATACAGGTGCGTCAATCTTCACACAGTCCTCAACCATATCTGTATAAAAATCCACATCATCATTCGTAGCATTAGAATTTGCATTTTCCCGTACAAAGGAAAGAATACTTTCTTCCGTATTTTCTTCCACATTTTCTGTTGTATTTATATGTAAATAATCCATCATCAAAGTAGTATATGTATCAATTTTAGCTTGTACAATCTTTTTATCAGATGTACCAGCTTCTTTATCAAGTGTGTCATAACTCCACTCTCCAATTACTTTACTATGTAAATCCTTTACAAGTGCATTTACAAATCCTGCAAACTTATTATCTTCGAGTCCTAACTTTGTGAAATTATGGAATGTAGCCATCCAACAAAGAATATCTTTGAATACAAATATATTCTGAAATTTATTGCCACAAACTTTTGCGATTCGATTTCCATATTCATTTATCTTTTCGAATTCATCGAACGAAGAATTTTCCTCAAGATATTCATTTCTGTCTTTTGGTGCTTTTTTCCAATCATTTATATGAAATACAGTCATTACAGAATTTGCAACTGTCTGCTCATATGTTCCGTTCTTACGCATTGGTTCTGAAGGTGCAACACAATTTTTATAAAACTCATTGTTTGCAATATTTTTGATTTTTCTTGCATATGTAGGAATCCATGTAAGAGCCTTCTGGTTAGAACCCATAGACTTGTTACGATTATATCTTCGCACAAGCTTACTAATCTCTTGCATGGTGCAATTCTGATGAACGACAATACGGATCTGATAATCGTCAAATTTCTTTTTCAATTCATCTGGCAACTGTTCAAAAGTTTTGTTCTTAATGTCAAATTCGCAATTATCCCAAAGAATACTTCCGTTTTCATCTTTTACAAGATGCCCTTCTTCATCTCTTCTCTTTGCTTGATACTGAATAACGCTATTTTCAAATGATTTAGTTGTTTTCCAATTCATATTGCGAAACTTATTTAATGCTGTGGTTCTCTGTATACCATCAACAATATATTCCTGTGTTAATCCACCGCCTAATTCTTCTTCACCGAGAATAATAGGAGGAATGTAATCTTCCGTAAGAACTGTTAAAATCAATTCATTCATTGCCGGGTTGTCCCAACAAAACATTCTCTGTACATCCTGATTTTCTGAAATATCCTCACTATTTACACTTGCTAAATATGAAGATAATGATACTGTTTGTTCTCTTACTTTCTTTGCCATAATTAATTCCTCCTACATTTTCCTTACATTAATTCTCTTATATTTTCATATGCTTGAATAGCTGCAAGATTATTAGAATATTGCTTACTATTCATATGTAATAATTCTCTGATTTCTTTTGCCTTATATCCATCAGATAATAACGATACAATTTTACGTTGTGTATATGATAACTTGTCCAAATATCTTTCAATCTTAGTACCTTCAAACAAGTATTCACAAGCAGTTTCATATGTATCAAACTTTGATGGAATAGTTTCTCCAAGCTCCACCCCGTCTTCTGTAACAAGATTGCTTGTACTTTCAAGTTTCTTAGCAGGAATACGTTTTGCACGATTACGATCACGAATCTCGGTTTTAAACTTTCGCTTAATGTTGCTGGCTAAGAATGAATCAAAATCTATTTCTTTTTCTGGATCAAATCTTAATGCGGTGTCTGATAATACACTTAAAGCGATGCTGTAAAAATCGTCATAATCTTTGTCCGATATACCCCCAATTTTTATCAACATTGGGTAGCATATCTTTTTGAGCCGATACATTTCATTATCACAGTACCATTCCAATATTTGTTGTATTTCCATTATGTAATTACTTTCCCTTCTTAATTTCTCTATGTAACACTTCTCTAAAACTCAACTCGTTATCATTGATTTTTGTATGTCGTGTCTCTGAACAACACTTCGGACAACGACTGAATTTTTCATGCTTGTCCTTTGAGAACGACATAACTCCCACCATTTGAGTCCAATAATTTTTACATAATAACATTCTCCTTATCTACCTCCCTAATAGTCAAATAATTCAGTCATTACTCTTGGTTCATATTTACGCTTATCCATTCCTGAGATAGCTTTCTCAATCTCATCAGTAGCTGTTTCAGAAATTTTCTTTCCCAAAATAATGTCTACCACCTGCAATTCGTTCTTAATGCTTCTGCGTTTTATTCTCCGTTCCTTGAGCATTTTATAGGCTTTATATCCTTGTGCAGCATTAAGGTTACAAAATTCTATGTAATGTAATATGTCACATATTTCTTTATCTACTGTGCTAAGTTTGTCTGTTAACTCATTCTTTCTATGTACTGCTTCTGAGGCTAATCCATTAAGTCCCTTTACCTTCTCAATCCAATATTGAATATTTTCAGCTATTGCCACCCTTTCAGTCTTCTCTTGTGTTTCTTCATGTGTCATTTGCTTTATTAGCTCTGGTGGCTGGTCATATTTTTGAACACGAAAGCACGATTTCAAAGCCTTAGAAAGATTATTATTGTAGACAGAATTGGCTTCTTTATTTCCATAAATATCTGCCAAAGCCTCACATGACGTTGGAACGTAGCACCCCTTTCTATCTCGCATAATCCAACGATTAACATATTGTGCCAATTAAAATCATCTCCTTCTTTTTAATTTTTAATGCACCATGAAGGATTCGAACCTACGACCGACCGGTTATGAGCCGGTTGCTCTAACCAACTGAGCTAATGGTGCTTGTTGTTACTCAAAGCGAAATTATGTACGGTTATAGCAGGGCATACCAGATTCGAACTGGTGAATACAGCAGTCAAAGTGCTGTGCCTTACCGCTTGGCGAATGCCCTATATTAATATTCTCTATTTAATTGTAAAAATGGATTTAAAATGCAGAAACGCTATAGATTTACCAGTCTTGACAACAATTGGTAAAATATGTAAAATAAATTTGCGGTATTTTCTGCCGTATTGGGTAAAGCAGTCAAGTAGAAAGGTGCGCCAACACCGTTTGAATCGCTTGGCTGTTTTTTGTATTTCCATTTCTCTTACAAGAACAATGATATTCCAAACATACGTTCTTGTCAATACTTTTTCGAACATTTGTTTGTCA